CAGACTCACCAGACAATGACGGTTCTGTTGCTGATGACGGTGGGGGCACCCCACAGTCGGGGGGTGGTCATCACAACACCCCACCCCCAACTAAACCCTCCCACACGGGGCTTTCTTCAGACACTCCAGCAGACGCTACTTCAGACACCCAGCAGGATGAGCAAACGCAGCAATAACAGCACTTTGAGGATGGTGGCATGTACGCGCACCAGACACCTAGTCAGACACCTAATCAGACAGTCATGCTAATCGGCATCAGCGGCAAGAAACGCAGTGGCAAGGATACAGTCGGAGCGATGGTGGTGGAGTGGCTGAGGGGCAAAGACTTCACAGCGACCAGGGCGGCATTTGCGGACAATCTGAGGAAGGAGGTGGCTCGTGCTACGGGTGTATCACCAGATCAGTTTGAGGTGGACAAGGATAGGTGGAGGCCGATCTTGCAGTGGTGGGGGGTGGAGTTCAGGCGACACTACAAAGGCGAGGACTACTGGATTAAGCAGATGACGGAGAAGCTACTGGCGATGGAGGAGCAGGTGGTGGTTTTGACTGATGTCAGGTTCAGAGACGAGGCTGACTACGTTAACCGCAGTGGGGGGCATGTGCTTCGTGTGGAGAGAGAGACAGGTTTGCGGGATAGCCACAGTAGCGAGACTGACCTCGATAGCTACGAGGAGTTCAGTGATGTGATCCGCAATGATGGCAGCTTGGAGGACTTGGAGAGGAAAGTTTCTGAGTATTTGGACGGACTAGGCTTAGTGGACAAACACGGTTGGAGGCACCTGCCTGTTTCGCTGGTATGACACCTCCACCCCCAGTCCATACGTTTATCCTGACCTGCAACCGTGGCGGCAGGTGGTACCGGCTGAAGGCGGTTTGTTCCGCTAGTGGCATGGAGACTAGGGTGCAGTTGAACTTTGAGCCTGACGAGGAGTTTGATGAGTTTGTGGATGAGTGGAGGATGCAGTGTATGGATGATTACGAGCATGAGACTGGGCTGGATGTGACTATTGAGGAGGATGAGTGGTGACAGTCTTCGCTAGACAGAACGATGATGGCACCTGGCGACTGTGGACGAATAGCTTTGGCACAGATGCTCCTGCTGGCACGAGGTTGAACCGTGGTGGCGTTTTTCCTTACGAGACACTTGGAGATCATCCTACGGAGCAGGAGGCCAAGGTGGCGGCAGGGAGGCTTCAGGTGTACTGGGATGACAGAGAGATGACGCTAAGATCGAACAGGAAGCGTAAGAACAAGTGGCAGTAGACAGAGACGAACAGCAGTGCGTGGATATAGTTCTGGCCAACCACCCAGGCGATGAGTGGGTGTACACCAACGAGCGTTATAGCTATCTTGACGGCCTGTTCGTGCGTGGTGGAGTCATTAAGGCAGTTGCGGAGATTAAGACGCGAGAGTGCGAGTTTGGCACCTACCGCAAAGAGTTGATGACTTGGAACAAGATGGAGTCAGGGCAGTGGGCGGCAAAAAGCTTCAAGTGTCCGTTCTACTTGTTCAGCTACCACCCGCTGAGTGATCTGGTTGCCGCTTATCAAATCACAGACAGTGAAGGCAATTTTATCAGAAAGTATCAAGTAGGAGATTATGTCGGAAACAGAACAAAACACGACAAAACGCAAGTCAGTCGGAAAACCGTCTGGGTCGAAAACCAAGACCCAAGTATCCTCGAGAGATGCGGACGCAGATGTATTTACTGAGAAGTACCTCGGGCTAAAGCTTTATGACTGGCAGAAGAAAGTTCTGCTTGATCTGAGTCAGCCAGGTGCCCGAGTAGCGTTGAAGGCAGCCAACGGCAGTGGCAAAACCGCTATGATAGCCGCACCCGCTGCGCTGTGGTACGGACTCATCTATCCTGGCTCGATTGTCATCACAACGTCAGGAGTCTATCGCCAGGTGAAGGAGCAGATGTGGCCGCAGATCAGGAGTCTAGCCAGCAAGGTTGCCGGGTTGGGCATGCAGATCAATCAGACTGACCTGACGATGGACAACGGTAGCAGGATTCTTGGTTTTGCTACAGATAGCCCGAATCGCTTTGAAGGTTTCCACGGCAACGTCTTCATCATCCTAGATGAGTGTAAGAGCATTGATGAAACGCTATTTGAGGCAGTAGCTAGGATTCAGCCAAGCCGCATTCTGGCGATGAGTTCGCCGGGTGGCACTACTGGCAAATTTTACAAAATCTTCAGCAAAGAACAGAAGTGGTGGAAACTGCACACCGTCACTGCGTTTGACTGTCCACATATCAAATCGTCTTGGATAGAAGAGCAGCAGCAGATGTGGGGCAAAGACCACCCGCTGATCCGCTCAATGATCTTTGGTGAGTTTCAGGAAACAAGCGGAGAAGGCTTAGTGGTGCCTTGGGACACGTTGATGCAGTGCCTCGATAGTCCACCCAACAAAGAAGGTCATGAGGTTGTGGCGGCATGTGACTTTGCAGCAGCAGGCGATGAGTCTGTGTTCTGTATGCGAGTAGGCAACAAGATCACCAAGCTAGTCGCCTGGAGAGAGGCAAACACGATGGCAGGTTGTGCCCGGTTTGCTTTGGAGTTTGAGAAGGCAGGACTGAAACCTGAGCAGATATTTGGTGATGCAGGTGGGCTAGGATTGCCAATGTGCCATCAGCTTGCAGAGATGGGGTGGCCGATCCACCAGGTGAACTTAGGCGGCAGAGCGCATGACCCGGATCGCTACACCAACCGGGGCACAGAGATGTGGTTTGAAGCTGCCAGACAGATAGACCGCTGTGAGTCGATCTTGCCAGATTGCGAGATTCTGCATAGCCAACTGACCACCAGAAGAGTAGCCACCAGCAAGACTGGCAAGCTAAACCTGGAGAGCAAGAAGGAGATGAAGTCACGAGGCTTTAGTTCTCCTGACCGAGCAGATGCGCTAGTCATGGCTATGGCAAGTTTCTCAGATCAGTACATGTGGGAGAGAAGATGGCAGCCGAACCTGGAGGAGGTTTTGGAGGCAGGGATGGCAGAGTGGTCAGGTGACCACAAGCTGAGGGAAAGCATGGGGCTACACACAGGATGAACTTACTACAGACAATCAGATTAATACTTGAAATCATAAAGAAAACATTAGGATATGGAGAAAAAGCCAATAAACAAAAGCTGGAGCAGGATGTTGAGGATCGTGCTAATGACAAGCTTGACTGGATTAGGATGCGGATGCGCGACCAGCATCAAGTTGGACGCGACGAAGAGACTGATCCTAGAGAATGAGCGTGGATTCCAAGATGCCTACATGGCATCACCGCAGGCGAAGAAGTTCGTGGAAGACGCACTGGAGCAGATAGTCGAGTACGAGAGACAGTTGGAGAAGAACAGCATCACCAACTAACAACAACGGCTGAAAGATTTGCCAAAGTTAGCAGAGACGCATCACAACGGTGCGTCTTTTTGCGTCATGAAGCTATCAGGCCAACTTGAATGCTTCTGCTCTGACATCGAGAAACTGGTGGCTAGGTACCAAGAAGAGTTCGACCTGGACGATGCCTCATTGATCGGTGGCCTCCAGATGTATTCCTGCCTGATGTCACTGCAAGCCTTGGGCTATTTGCTTGAGGATGACGATGAGGAGGATGACGAAGAAGACGATTATTCTGTATGAAATCGCGTGAGCAGTTAAACGCATCAGTTCTACAAGACCTGGCAGATCGCAGTGTGTGGGACACCCGGCAACGGATGTTCTACGAGATGCGGCACCACGGTCTAAGGAGAAGAAACAAGCCTTGGCCCGGTGCCAGTGACGTACATTTTCCGCTGGTAGACACAACGATCAGCGAATTGAAGCCTGCCTACTTTCAGCAGTTATTCGCCACAGACCTCATCGCTCAGTTTATCCCCACCACACCACAGGTGGCTGAGTACACAACTGCTGCCGCTCAGTGGTTTGACCACAGACTCAAACAACGCACCAACCTGGAGACTGAGGTGCTTAGTGCTGTGGACGCAATGCTGGTGAGTGGCACCGGCATCATGAAGGTGCTGTGGGACTCCAAAGCTAAAAAACTAAATTATTTCAGCATTGATCCTCAGCACTTTGTTGTTCCGGGCTGGACTCGGAGCATCGAGGAGGCAGACAGGCTTTGTCACATCAGCGTTTACTCGGTTGATTCATATCGCAGGCAGAAACACCTGAACCAAGACCCGGAGGTTATTAGCCAGATATCTGGCAGCTACAACAACGATGCCGGTGATATGGACACCGAGTACACCAAGTTTGAGCGTGAAGGTCTGACGTTTAGCGACGATGAGAAGATCATCGTTTGGGAGGTGTATTTCCGCGATGAGAAGACTGGCGAGTGGTGCATCTGCACGTTCTCGCCAATCT